TTATTTCTAACAAACTGTGCTGGTTCTTATAAGATGAAATCAGAAAAAGGTAAAGTCTTAAATACCGTACCAAAATGGTATATGGCAGATTTTTCTGAAAAGAAGGCGTGTGATACACCAACCTTCGGTAAAGACAAAGATAAAATGTGTATCTTTGGTGTTGGTACTGCTGTGTCGCCAGACTTATCATTATCAATTGAAAAAGGTATGATGTTGGCAAAGGCAGAACTTGCTGATATTATCAAAGGTGAGATGAATAAATCTTCTAAACAATTCATAACAGAATTAGGTAAGACTCATACCAAGACTACTGTATCCGAAGTTGAGAGTACGATTGTAAACTTAATTAAAGATACACCAGTTAGAGGTTATGAAATCTTTGCTAAAGATGTAACTATAACTAAACAAGGTTATTATAGAAGTTGGATTGGTTTAAGATTGCCAATGGGTGAATACAATAAAATGTATAACTTCACTATTGCAGAAGCTGTTGACGCCTACAATGTAAAAGAAAAGGCACAAATCGCTTACGATAACTTGATTAAAAAAGAAGATAATGAAGATAGTAATTTACAGTAAAAATAACTGTCAGTATTGTACCAAGGCCAAGCACCTTGTAAAATCACTTGGCCTAGAGTACGAAGAAATAAGTTTTGAAAAAGATTTTGGTAGTGATGTTGAGAAGTTAGTAGAACACGTAGGTAAAAAAGTTAGAACAATGCCACAAATTAAGATTGATGATGTGTTAGTTGGTGGTTATAATCAATTAATAGAATATTTTGTAGAACAAGGAAAGGTAAACTTTAAAGGTGAGATTATTAGTGAGTGACGATAAGATAATACATTTTCCTACCGAAAGAATTGTTAATCAACGTAGTAAAGAACTTGATGAACAAAGACGAAAAATGGGTGAGAAAGTTGCCAAAGAAATACAAAAACAACAAACTAAAAAATTTGTTGAAACGGCAGTTGATGATATTAGTATGGATTTGTTAAAAAGATTTGTAGATTTAGCAATGAAAACACAACAACCTCAATTTACAAAAGACTTAGCATTGTTAGTTGATATAATGCGTGGTATGATTTATAGAGATTTTGGTTTAAGTCATCCTGCTCAAAAGTTAACAGATAAAATGATTGATTTAAAAACTAGTAGAAATGGTAATCTATCAGCAAAGATTGATTATTCAAAAGTTATAGATGTACCTACTAAATCGCCACAACCGATTAGTACAGAAATTAAAAAAGAATTAAAGGATCTAAATGATACCGCAGGTTTCTTTGAACCAGATGGAGATTTAGATGACTAACAAAATTGCAAATGCAATCGCCTTCACAGGTCGTAAAATAGTTAACGTGAAAGGAGTTAAACATAATGTTTAATTTTTTATTTAATAATAAAGGAGAAGATAAAATGGCAAAAGCTAAAATATCTAAAACACAAAAGGTATTAAACCTTTTAAATTCAGGTGCAGAAATCACTTGGAAAACATTAAGAAACAAATTTGATTTAAGATCACCAACTTCAATGATTGGTAAATTGAGAAATCAAGGTGTGATGATTTACACAAACAGATCATCAAAAGGTGTTTCTTATAGAGTAGGAACTCCATCAAAAGCTGTTATCGCTGCTGGTCAAAAGGCATTATTCGGTAATACTGCTTACGGTGCATAATTAACTAGGGGCGCTCCGGCGCCCCCACCACACTATGACAGAATTTAAAAACGGTATATACAACACTTTAAGAAGTTTGATAAGCACAAGTTTAGGTCGTGCCTTCATTTATACTTTAGGTCACATAGTAATTGCTATGACTTGTAATAGATTAATTACAGGTGCAGATTGGAGACTTGCAGGTGTTGACGCAATCGTTGAACCATTAATTAACGGTGTATGGTATTATGTACTAGACAAATCTTGGAGTAAATATGGTAAGTAAAATCAAAAAAGAAGATTATCAATCTATGGCAGATTGTATTAGAAGTGATCAAGTACCAGCAAATCACATAGCAGAATATTTTGAAGATAAAGATTTTTACAAATGGTATAAAAAGAAATATCTATGATACTTGTAGACCTTAATCAAGTTTTAATATCAAACCTTATGGCACAAGTGCGTGGCAAAGGTGATGTTAAACCTAATAAAGAAATGATTAGGCATATGGTATTAAACTCATTAAGAGGTTTCAATGTAAAGTTTAAAGAAGAATACGGTACAATGGTATTGTGTTCAGACGCAGGTGATCCTTGGCGTAGAGATTTCTTTCCTCACTATAAACACAGTAGAAAGATGGCAAGACAAGATGGTCCTTTTGATTGGGACAATATCTTTAATGTCATTACAGAAATTAAGAATGAATTAAAAGAGAACTTTCCTTATGTGGTAATGTATGTAGAGAACTCCGAGGCAGATGATATAATTGCCATTTTAGTAAAACAACAAACAGAAACAAAATATTTAATTGTTTCAGGTGACAAAGACTTTGTACAATTACAACATTATGGTAATGTATATCAATGGTCGCCCTTATTAAAAGGTCATATCGGTGAACAAGAAGATCCAATTAGATTTTTAAGAGAACAAATTATCAAAGGTGATAGATCAGACGGTGTACCTAACATAATGAGTGATGATGATGTCTTTGTAAAAGGTGAAAGACAAAAACCTATAACTAAAAAACAGTTAGAAGAATGGAAAGATATTGAAAACATACCGTTAGGTGCTGAAACAAAAAAGTATTACAATAGAAATAAGAAACTAATAGACTTATCACAGATACCAAAAACGATAGAAAATAACATTATAAATACTTTTAACAATTATAAAGTAAAAGACAGGTCGCTACTGTTACCTTACTTTATAGATAAGAAACTGAAGTCTTTGATAGATAAGATTAATGACTTTTAAAATGGAGAAATTATGGCTATAGCAACAAAAAACTTAAAATCAGGTCTTGGTACAGAAGGTTCAGGTCAACTTACAGTACACGAGATTTTTACAAAAATCAATAACGCAAAAGATAAACCCAAAAAGATTGAAGTATTAAAACAATACGACAATTCAGCAATAAGACAATTGCTCAAGGCAGCTTTTGATCCTAAAATTCAATGGGATTTACCTGAAGGTGAACCACCTTATATTAAGAATGAGGCACCTGCTGGTACCGAACACACAAGTTTAATATCAGAATCAAAAAAACTATATCATTTTGTAGTTGGTGGTAATAATCAGATAAACAAACTTAAAAAAGAAACAATGTTTGTACAAATGCTAGAAGGATTACAAGAGAAAGACGCTGAAGTCCTTATGGCAATCAAAAACAAGAAACTTAATACACTTTACAAAGGTCTTACCGCACAGATGGTTAAAGAAACCTTTGGTTGGAATGATGATTTTGTAAGAATCAATCAATAATACACGTCTTTTAGAGGGGTGTTCACTCTTTGTTCTTATTAGAACACCCCAAAACCTCAATAAAATCAACAACTTTTTTCGCTTGACTACCTAGTCAAAGTGTGTTAATATAAATATATTATGATTAACAAAGTGAAAGGACTACATTATGTTTAAGAAGTTGATATTAGTTAATATATTATTTGCAGGTATGCTATGGGTATTTTCCTCATTAGCAAATGCAGATGAGAAGAAAATAAGTGATTATAACACCGCAGTTATAGGTCACGTGATACAATCTACTGTAAACGGTACTAACGTAGATCACGCTAAATTATTAGAAAGTGAAATACAAAGATTAGGTCATCAATTTGCTATTGAGATGACCGGTGTTTTACAAGAATATCTACCTTATCTTATGGATAATTTGATGACACAGTTAAGGTTAGATTTAGATAAAACACATAAGTGTTTGTTATTGAAAGATTCAAAAATTAAAGACAAGGATTGTGAATAGTGATTGAATTTTTTATATCCATACCTATGGAGTTAAAAATAATTATCCTAACAGGATTATTCATAGGAGTTTTAGATTATATAAAAAGATTTTTTTTAAAACTAGTAAGGAAAGAGGACAATAATGCCAAGAAAGGTCGTAGATAAAACTATGAGAGTAAAAAAGATTTTGAAGCGTGAATTGTCAAGTCGTAAAAAATATAAAACGACATATAAAGATATTAAACATTATTTTAAAATTATTAATAAATCAGTTTTTAATAATAAATTATCACCATTTAATGAAATTCTAATTAAAAAAATTTATAGAGATAGAACTAAAAAATATTGCTATGGTCAAGTCATTGCTTGGGAGTGGAAAAGAAAAGGCACAAGAGCATATCATTTAGAAATGTTGCCGTTTTATCATAACAAAAAAGAATTTGTGGACACATTAGGACACGAAATGGTACACCTTTATCAAATGGCTAATAAAGGTGATACAGGTAATCATAACAAACTGTTTTACAGTTTTAGGCCAAAACTAAATTCAATTGGTTTGGATTTATAAAATGAAAGATATATATTATGCGAAGAAAAGTGAAAGAACTAGATCCCTATATTAAAAGTAGGGTAGGAGAGGCGATAATACAATTAACTGAATTAACAAAACCATCTAATAGACAAGGTACAACTAAAGAATATTACCTTGGCAATTGGGCGAAAGATATTTACGATAATTTTACATTAAAACAAGCAGAAACTATTTTTGCTAAAGTAGAAAAGTTAAAGGAGAACTTAACATTTTATCAGGTCAAAATACCTTCGTTTACAGATGAGGATGGTAAAGTTTGGTCTGGTTATGAGTATTATGCTAAAAAAATTTAAAACAGTAATTCAAACTTTAATGGTGGTAACTATCACCGTATTTTGCATTGGTATATTTTATTTGTATGTAGAAGATACAAAGTTAAGAGCAGAAGAACTTACACCACAAAAACCTAACTTTGAACACACCAACAATCAACAATTTTTAGATAACGTTTTACAATGTGTGGATTATGTGTATTACAAAAATAAAGATTTTGAAAAAGTAAATTTAGAACTATTACTTGCTCAGGCAGCATTAGAGTCTGGTTGGGGTGATAGTCGGTTTGCTAAAGTTGGTAAAAACTTATTTGGTATACGAACTTATGATTTACAACAACCACATATGTTACCTTCTAATAAACCAAAGAAGTGGGGTGTAAAAGTTTATGAACACGAATGTTATAGTGTAGAACATTATGTTAAAATACTAAATAATGGTAGTGGTTTTGAA